AGGCCAGCGAATCCCCACACTTTCATTTCAAGGTTGCGGATGCGCTGCTCGTGGTCGTCGAGTTGTTTCGGGTGATCGCCGAGACGGATTTCAAGTTCAACAAGTTTTTCGTAGATGCGTTCAAGCGTTACGACTACACCGTCACTCGACATCGCCGTTTATCTTGGTGTTGGCTGCCGGCATGATGTTGAGGATTGCGGTAGCGAGTCCGAGCCAGACAGCAATTTGGTCGGCGGTGATGAGGCCGTATGCCAGGGCAATGGTGCCGGCGGCGATGAGTATTCGGTAGATGTATGCGCGTGTTGTTTCAGTCATTGTGTTGCTCCTTATATTTTGATGAGGTAGTAGTCGATCATGTAGCGTTCTGGGTCGACGTTGCCGTCGATGCCGACGATGCGGTGGGTGGTTGTGCTGCCGTTATATACAAGTGAAATGGTTTTGCCAACGGTTAGCGACGACACAGCTGTCAGGTCTTCTTGTGCGTTCCAACGGATCCGTGTGGCACGCATAGACGTTGTTGAATAGTCGGCTAACCAACTCTGAGCCGTTGTGTCAATGTAATTGGCAACTCGATACGACGGGGATAAACCAACTCCGCCAGTCCATCCGTAAATCACAGAAGTTGTTTGCTCAAAATCCCCATCGAAATATGGCGTGTTTGTAACACCAAAATAAAAAGCGTCAGCCCATACAAGGTCACCAACGGATTGACCGCCGCTTGTGCGCTGATAAAACACATTTAAGATTGCTCGGACCGCAAGAGCTGGACGAGCAACTGGACCCACAGTAACTTCATACCAAGTGTTAGCAGTTGTAAGGTTTACTTTTGTGCCAGTAGACGACGAAATGATTCCTTCAGCGTCGTTGACCCAGTCAATTTGCACCCATGCTTGTAAGTTTGTTTGCGAAATTGTGCCGCGCAAAGCTTGAGCTTTAAAATAATAGTCAGCAGTTGATGTAACAAGCGTGCCGTTTGTTTCGCCACCAGTAAATTTAATGGTAGTAACAGCACCACCTGCCGCCGTCCGTCTTGCTCTTATCGCCCAAACACCGTCATACGTTGTAAAAGGATTCGGGTCTAACGATGGTTTTTGTCGTCGCACAGAATTTTCGCTTGTGCCAGAAAAACCGTCGTCGGAATACTCGGCAGACGGATTTGCAAACACATTGAAACCGGCAGCCGGCATGTATACGTTTGTTTCAAATTCGCTTTGTCTAATACCATAAGTTGTAATTGACGTATTATCTTTTTTTTGTTGAGTTGCATTTGCAGCCACACCAAGAGTATTTTTACCGTCTATAACCATAAAGTTTTGTTGATTGAAACCACCAATTCGTGAAACGTCACCACCACCGGTAACAGTAAGATCGGTTCGAGCGCGATTGTTCAAAACAATTGTGTTGGTAACGTTTTGCGTTGAGTTTTCAAAGTCAATTTCGGTGTAATGCAAATTGCCAGCGGTAGCCAACGCTGTATCTCTAAAAGTGTAACCGCTACTCGTTGCGGGGCCGTTTTGAAATTTGACTAAACTTGTCCGACCAGTCGTTATGTTAGTCGGCAGAACATGTTGCCCATACCAAATACTTGGGTACGCAGAACGTGTCATCAAATCAAGGTGATCAGCAATCGTGCCAACCATATCGGTGTCGCCCATTTGCATCTGACCAAGAAACGCTGTCCAAGATTTTTGAATCATCAAAGTTGTGCCAGCTGAGTCAATAATTCTGTTTAGTGCGTTTGCCCTACTTTCTGCGGTGTAAGTTGAACTAGTCAATTTCACTCCGGCATTACTATAACCACCGACACCTATAGCCTGGAACTGTGAAATGTAACCTACCCAGTCGGCACAAAAAACTGTTGTCAACGTCACCGGTGTAACAAACGAAACAGACTCGTCGAACACAATTCTCTGCGACACATTCTGAACATAACCTGTAAAGAAATACTCAGAGGTGCCGTATCGACGCAAACGCACCGCATCACCCACCGCAGGAATAGTGGCCGCATTTTTAAGTTGCACGTTCATAGTGCCCACATCAACCTGTGACGTGCCAGGTGGACCTACACGGCCACCCTCAGAATAATTGAACCCACCCGAAATGTCGGCAGTACGATCCGTCCACGTAAAGGTTGCCGCCCAAGGTGCAGTCTCAAACTGAATCAACCCATAGAGGGTTTTCTCAATAATTGGTAGTGTCATCGTCGTACACCATTCGACCGGTTGAAGTCTGCCAGGACACGTGCAACTTCACGTCCGGCACTTACAGAGTCAACTGGTGAATTGAAGTTGATGACAACCCCCCCACGGCTTCTCGGGACTGACCCACCGCCGCCACCGCCGCCAGTGTTTCCGTTGTTGCCGTTGTTGCCGCCGGCCGCACCAGCGCCGCCGGTGCCTGTAACGCCCTCATAGAACTTACGTAATTCAGCCACCCAGTCCATATTGAATTTGGTAATCCCATCCAGAAGTCTTTTGACATCACCCAAGAACCTAGCAAGGTCGCGCACCCCATACGCGGCGGCCACAAACGCGTCAGCAATCGCCTGAACATCCTTACGACCCTGCGGTGTCGACAACCACTTAGAAACCTGCCTGTTGACATCCTCAAGGGCTGGCAACATGGCTTCACCAATCGCGTCACCAATCTGATTGAACTGTGCAGTCATTTTCTCAAACGGTGTTGCCGATTCCTCAGCCAAACCCATCACACGCTTCTCAATTGACTTCAACACAACATCTTGCGCTTTGAGCAGCCGGCCCGACTCTTGCAATCGAGTAATCTTAGCTTTCTCAGCCGCGGTAAACGTAATACCGGCACGAGTCAACGCATTCAGGTTTGCAGTCGGGTTTTCTAATACGCGACCCAGTTTGATTGCGTTGGCTTCCATGTCACCAAAACCACCAGCAGCCAAGTCAATCGCCGCAGCCGTAGTCCGGTCAAACGTGCCACCCAACTCGTCGGCAGTCTCACGCAACGACTTGAACACCAACAGTTTGCGTTGAACAGCTTTGATTTGCTCATCGTCAATGCCAGTAGCAACATTGACTTGATCGGCGTAAGCCGCCATACGTTTCACAGTCTCGTCAGTCGCTTTAGAAATGCCCTGCATGTTCTCGAGCATGAAGCGCAGCTGGATGTCGGCTTTGCGCGACTCTGCGCCCATCTGCAACAGCACAGGGATGTAGCGGATTGCGGCCAACGTCAAACCAATCATGGCGGTGCGTGCAAAGTTGAACGCTTTGGTTGCCATTGAACCAAACGATGAAGTTTTACCTGCCGCAGTACGCAAACCGGCAGCATACTTTGTGGCGTTCATGGCCAACGTAACAATCATGTTCGAGCTAGCCACTATTTGCCTCCATTCATAAACTTGACTATGGCGTTACGTTCTCGCAACGTCAAACTGTTTGCTTCCCTGACCGAGAGACCAACACCGGCCACAAGTGCAGCCAGGTTGTCCGCCCGATCATTCTTTATTTTTTTGTGGTGTCGTCATCCCCAAACAACTGTGCAAAATCGCCTGGGGTAAGTTTCTCTGCTTCCGCAATCGTATATTTTGGGTTCTCGCGTCGTTTGATAACCCATGCCAATGCGATGCGCAATTTGATTACCCCGATGCGTTCTTCTGCAATGTCGGAGAATGGCAGCTGCGCGTAATCCTCGATTTCGGCGATTTCGCCTAGGGTGATGTCCTCAAAGTCCATTTGTTTGAAAGCCTTTCTGCTTTATGTATTTGTTTAGTTGGTAGTTAAGCAACTGCACCATCAGGGGTTTCTTTTTTTCTCTTGCTTTGACAATGTAGGGGTTGCCTTTGCCTCTTACTGTAGTGCGCCATACTCGGTTGCCGGTCTGCGATCGTTCTCCAGCTTCGTGATATGTGCCTAGCGATACCGCTCTGGAGTATTGCACACCAGTTGTCGTTTGTCCGGTTACTACACCCCCAGATAACACGTTTCTGACACGTGCGGATCCAGCAACAATCAAGCCACCAAAAACCATTCGAGAATCAACTCCGCCGGTAACTTTGTTTTTGATAAACGCTTTCTTAGATGCGTAACCTTTTACTGAATTAGATAACTTGCCGGTAATTCGCGGCGCAGTTCGTTTGGCCTCGTTTGCACCAATCTGCGCGGCCTGCTTTACCCATTTCTCAAACAGGTTACGATCCCCACCCATTTCGAGAAACTTTCTACGAGTCTCGTTCAATCCTTTGATATAGGTACGGCCCTTAGTGTCCTGGAGTAGGTAAATCCCATCCGTTGAACCACTAATGACCGTACCCACGTCGTCAGGCCTTACGGAGCCGTTTTAAGCGTTACGTCGCCAACAATGTCCATACGGACACCGTCGAACGCAAAGGTCCCATCGGGGCTAGCGTCGCCACCGAGCATTAGCGCACCCTGCGGTGGTAGGCGAACCGTACCGGTGAAGTGCGGTTGCGTTGATGATGCGGTGGCGTTACCGTGCGGTGCATAAATGAATGCAACTTCGGTGCCAGCACCAGACCACATTGCGCGCCAAAATGATGCGGTGGCTGTGGACTGCACACCGCTTACGGTGAAGTACCAGTCGCGCCTACCACCGATTGAAGCGTCGTAAAATGTGGTCACGTCTCCAGATGCGTCCTCGGACTGCATGACAACGGAACTGAAGTCACCTGCGTAGTCAACCGCCGCAATGCTCAGCGTCAGCGCGTTTGCTTTGATTCTTGTCGATGTTGCCATCGTATTTTCTCCTTAGAGTTGAGTGTTTTGGTAAACGGTTATTGTGGTCGAAAGGTAGTCTGCGCCGCTAATGTCAATCATTGACGGTGCGCCAACCTGTGATGCAAAGAATCCTGCCTCGTCCGCGATTGCTGCCAGGGTGTCGTCGACTAGGTCGTCGAGTGCGGTGATCATGGTTTCGTTGGCCGCGTTAGCAACAATCAGTGTCACATCAAAGCCGACACGGTATGCGCCGAACACGTCGCCTGGCATAACCCAGTCACCTGCCGGAACAAGAATGCCCATGGGTGGTGTGGATCGTTCCGGTGTGAACGCAAACACGCGCAAACCAGCATCGGTGAGGATGCTGGTCAGCGCGGTTCGTGCGGAACCAATCATGAAATACCTAAACCAACGTACGGTTGCAACAATGGGTAGGCCCCAACCATTGGGTCGCGGGCTACTCGCACCGCCGAACTGCCGTCAAGGTTTGCAAACTGTGCAATCCCATTGGGGGCAGAACGGCGGTGGAATAGTTCCGATCCACATTCAATCTTTGCCCGTTTTAGAACGGTGGCAGGTACGTCGCCTACAGCAATGCCACAGAACAAGTCCACAAGTTCGTGTGCTTGGTCC